ATTCTAATTTATCGTATACAAAGAGCTCCGGAAAGACGTGTATTTCACATTGACGTAGGTAATATGCCAAGCCATTTAGCTATGGCGTTTGTAGAAAGAGTTAAAAATGAGATACATCAACGTAGAATTCCTAGTCAAAGTGGAGGTGGACAGAACGTAATTGACAGCGCATACAATCCGTTATCAATAAACGAAGACTACTTCTTTCCACAAACTGCAGAAGGGCGAGGGTCTAAAGTTGATACATTGCCAGGTGGTACTAATTTAGGTGAAATTGACGATTTAAAATTCTTTACAAACAAATTGTTCCGCGGTTTACGTATTCCGAGCAGCTACTTACCAACAGGTGCAGACGATTCACAAGCAAGTTTCAATGACGGTCGTGTAGGAACTGCATACATTCAAGAGTTACGGTTTAACAAATATTGTGAAAGATTACAAAGTTTAATAACGGAAGTGTTTACAAACGAATTTAAAATGTATATGTATTCAAGAGGAATGAATATTGATGCTAATTTATTTGAATTAGCGTTTAATCCGCCAATGAACTTTGCTAGTGCTCGTCAAGCAGGATTAGATTCAGAAAGAATTAATACATTTAACACTATTCAAGCAGTTCCTTATATGAGTAAACGCTTTGCACTTAAAAGATTTTTAGGATTAAATGAAGATGAAATGGCAGAAAACGAAAGATTATGGGGCGAAGAACAAGGTAAAGGTCAACCTACACATACAGATGCCGCAGGAGAACTACGCAGTGCAGGTTTATCCGCAGCAGGTATGGAGGGAGACTTGGGAATGGCAGGAAATTTATCTGCTCCTGCTGATATGGGAATGGGTATGGATCCGGGAATGGGCGGTATGGGTGCAGGCATGCCACCGTCAGCACCTGCACCAGGTATGCCACCGTCAATGTGATAAATAATATTATGATACTTAGAGAACTTTTTTATATTGACCCTAACACACGGCATGTTGCAAGTGATATGCGGTATAATCCTGATAATGATAATTCGTTAATGCAGCGAGATGACACACGCAAAACACGATTGTCTCTCAGACAAATTAATGAATTACGTAAGAGCAGTGAAGCTCATATTTTAGAACAAGAAGTAGAACTGGCGTTTGTTAATGCAATGTATTCAACACCGCCACCTGCAGCTTAAAAATCTAAAATATTAAAAAACCACCGGTTTGACCCCATATTTACAATCTTTTTTATAAGTAGTGTAAATATAAGACAGCCTTGTATAAAATTTATCACAGGAGATTAACATGACTGACCGTAACAAATTTGAAGCCATGCTTGAAGCGTTGATCAATGAAGATCACGATGCAGCAAAAGATATTTTTCATAATATCGTAGTAGGTAAATCGCGTGAGATTTACGAAAAATTATTAGCAGAAGAATTCGAAGAAGAAGAAGACGATACCGATGATGCAGATGATGCGTTTGGTGGCGATGACGAATTTGATGATGAAGAAGGTGACGAAGAAGGCGAAGGCGATGACTTTGGTGGATTTGGCGATGACGAAGAAGGCGATGAATTCGGTGATGATGAATTTGGCGATGATGAATTCGGCGATGAAGAAGGCGAAGGTGATTTAGAAAACCGTGTTCTTGATTTAGAAGATGCATTAGATGAATTAAAATCAGAATTTGAACAATTGTTAGCTGGCGAAGAAGATGAACCAGAACACGACGACATGTTTGGCGGCGATGATGAATTAGGCGGCGATGATGAATTAGGCCTAGGTGGTGATGAATTTGGCGCAGACGAAGAAGAAAATGAATTCCAAAGCATGTTTGAATACGTAAACAAAGTTGCATTACCTAAACACGGTGACAACGGCACAAACACAAAAAGTATTTTTAACAAACCTAAATATAACGACATGGGCGGTGTAGCTCCTAAATTTGGCGGCACATCAGTTGGCGAAGGTACAAAAGGCGGATTATTAAATCCATCTGCACAAGACTTAACTGCAGGTTTAGGTAAAATTCAAAACCGTAAAGACAGTAAAGCTGGCAAAACTGCATTTAAAACAAGAGAACCAGGCCATGGTGCAGAGAAAAAAGGAAAAGGCGAATCAGCTCCTAACAAAAGAAGCTTAATTCCTGGCAGAGGCAGTAACTAATTTATGTTACATCTCCGAGAAAACCTTAGCTTCAACGAAGCGCAAATGATCGTTGAATCTGACGATAAGGAAGGAAAGAACTTGTATATGAGCGGTATTTGTATACAAGGTGGTATCCGTAACGCAAATCAACGTGTGTATCCTGTGAGTGAGATTAGCAAGGCTGTTAAGACCCTCAACGATCAGATTCAAAATGGTTATTCTGTGCTTGGAGAAGTAGATCATCCAGATGATCTAAAAATTAATTTAGACCGAGTTTCGCATATGATAACTAACATGTGGATGGAAGGTCCAAACGGGTATGGTAAACTTAAAATTTTGCCAACACCTATGGGCCAATTGATCAAAACAATGTTAGAAAGCGGAGTGAAACTTGGTGTTAGTTCACGCGGATCTGGTAACGTTAGCGATAGCGGATCTGGTGAAGTATCAGATTTTGAGATTATCACAGTTGATATGGTAGCTCAACCAAGTGCTCCTGGAGCTTACCCTACACCAATTTATGAACATCTAATGAATACAAAAGGTGGTCTTAAATCCTTTCGCATAGCGGAAGAAGTTAGAGGAGATCCAAAGGCGCAAAAATACCTCAAAGAGAGCTTATTAAATATAATAAGCAAACTCCAATAGTAAAGGAGAATCACATGTTGGATGCATTAAAAACTTTATTTGAAAACAATGTGGTTTCGGTAGAAATCAAAGAGTCTATTGAGCAAGCATGGGAACAACGTATCGTTGAAAACCGTATGCAAGTTGCTGAACAACTACGCGAAGAATTTGCTCAAAAATATGAGCATGATAAAAGCACTATGGTTGAAGCAGTTGATCGTATGATCTCTGAACAACTTCAAAGTGAACTAAGCGAATTTGTTGATGATCGTAGACAACTAGCAGAAATGAAAGTTAAATTTGCTAGAAAGATGTCCGAAAGCGCAAAGACTGTTAACAAATTTGTTACACGTCAATTAGCTTCAGAAGTTAAAGAATTACACGAAGATCAAATGTCAATGGCAAACAAATTTGGCACTTTAGAACACTTCGTAGTAGAAGCTCTTGCACAAGAAATTGCAGAGTTCTACAAAGATAAAAAAGACGTTGCCGAATCAAAAGTTCGTCTGATTCGTGAAGGTCGTCAAGAAATCAAACGAGTAAAACAAGAATTTGTAAAACGTGCAGCTATAATGGTTGAAAGTATTGTAGGATCAACATTAAATGCTGAAATTACTTCTTTAAAAGAAGATATTGAATCAGCTCGTCGTACAGATTTTGGTCGTAAGTTATTCGAAGCATTTGCTGCTGAATATCAATCGAGCTACTTGAATGAAAAATCCGAAACTGCAAAATTGCTCAAAGTCATAGACATGAAAGATTTGGCCATCAATGAAGCTGCACACGCAGTTGTCAAAGCTGAAAAAATATTAGAAAGCAAACAAGCAGAAATCGTTGCGTTAAAAGAATCGCAAGAAAGAAAAGCAATTATGAGCGAGTTGTTATCTCCTCTGAACGCTGAACAACGCTCAATTATGGGCGAATTGATGACGAGTGTAAAAACTTCAAGACTTAATGAAAGTTTTGAAAAATATTTACCAGCTGTACTTTCTGGTAAACAAGCACCACAAAAAAGACAAGCTCTTGTAGAAGCTAAAGAAATAACCGGAAACAAAACTGTTTCCAATACCCGCAGCAGCGAAGATGAATCAAACATTATCGATATCCGCCGCCTCGCTGGACTATAAAAATTTAGGAGAATTTAGATGTCAGAACTACTTAATGGCCGTTGGGCAGAAACAAAGCAAGCATTGTTAGAAGGTTTGCAAGGCACAAAAAAATCAGTAATGGGCGTAACACTTGAAAATACACGTAAGTATTTGATGGAATCTCCTACTGCTGGTGCAACATCTGCTGGTAACATTTCAACTTTAAACCGTGTAATTTTACCTGTAATCCGTCGTGTAATGCCAACCGTTATTGCTAACGAGTTAGTTGGTGTACAACCGATGACTGGTCCTGTTGGCCAAATCCATACATTGCGTGTACGTTATGCTGATAATTCATCTGCTACAGTAGCAGGCGAAGAAGCATTAAGTCCATTCAAAATTGCAGAAAGCTATTCAGGTAACGACAGTTCACCTGCAAAAGCTGCTTCAACTGCAACTTTAGAAGGACAAGCAGGCAAAAAAATGAGCATTCAAATCTTGAAACAAACAGTTGAAGCGAAAACTCGTAAGTTATCAGCTCGCTGGACATTTGAAGCTGCTCAAGATGCTCAATCACAACAAGGTATTGACGTTGAAGCAGAAATTATGGCTGCTTTGGCTCAAGAAATTACTGCTGAGATTGACCAAGAAATTATCGCTTCATTGTTAAACTTGGCTGGAACAGAAGTTTTAACTTATGACCAAGCTGCTGTATCAGGTACAGCTACTTTCGTAGGTGACGAACACGCTGCATTAGCAATCCAAATCAACCGTGTAAGCAACTTGATTGCACAACGTACACGTCGTGGTGCTGGTAACTATGCTGTTGTTTCTCCATTTGCATTAACAATTTTGCAATCAGCAACAACTTCAGCTTTTGCTCGTACTACTGAAGGTACTTTCGAAGCTCCAACTAATACTAAATTTGTTGGTACATTGAACAATTCATTGAAAGTGTATGTAAACAGCTATGCTACAGACAACACTTCAATCTTAATTGGTTACAAAGGTGGTTCAGAATCAGACGCTCCTGCGTTTTACTGCCCTTACATTCCATTGATGTCATCTGGTGTTGTATTAGATCCATCAACATTTGAACCAGTTGTTTCTTTCATGACACGTTATGGTTATGTTGAATTGTCAAACACTGCGTCATCTTTAGGTAACGCGGCTGACTATTTAGGCAAAGTAGGCATTAGCTACAACAACGTTAAATTTAGCTAAGAATTACTTAACTACATTTTATAAGAAAGGGCTCTTTGAGCCCTTTTTTTATGATAAATACATCATGACACACTTTTATATTCCTACACAAATAACTGAACATACTGTGTTCAACGAAGTTACTGGACACGATTCAATCGGCTGGAACTTTACTAATACTATAACGCAAAATAATCATGCTTCGAGTAAAGAACCATTATACACTATAAGTGGTTTATGGATGGAAAAATTTCTTAGTAACACTAGTGAGTTGTGGTGTACAGGACTTAATATTCCAGATAATGGATTACCTGTAATTGGCATTGAATTATACTTAGATGTCCGCCGACTGTCAAGAATTGAAGATTTACGTATTCAACTTATTAATATTAACAGTGACAATGTATACCTTGGTGACAATCAAGCTAGTCCAGTTGATCCTGTGCAAAGTAATATGTATACAGGGGATAACAGCCCATTGCTGCCGCTTATTGGCGATACACATGTATACGGAGGTTCTAATAATATGTGGGGAACTACGTTAACTAGTACTGATATTGCTAATAGTTCTTTTGGCTTTGCAATTAGTTTTAGAAGTAATCAAGTATATCCTCATCGAGATCTAGTATTACTAAATCAAATAGGCTTAGGTATTACCTACGGATAAATACTTTGTCAATAAGTGTTGCATCACGCAACCTTATGCAGTACCCACTGCGTATGACATAAAACGTCAAAAGGAGAAATCAAATGGGACGTCCATTAAATAAAAAATATTTCGGTAACCGTAACGTCGGTGCACCTAACAACACTGCAGATGATGGCATCGGCGGTAAAAGCGTAGCAAGCATTCCTGTTACTACAGTAGGTTCGTATACTACTCGTCCAACAGTTGCATTAACTGGCGCTCCTGATTTATTAAGCGGTATAGCTGCAACTGCAACTATTACATCTGAAGCATTAACTGGCGCAGTTACAACTGCAGGTAGCGGTTATACATCAGGTGATTTAATTACATTATCAACTGATGGTGGATCAGCACTTGCATATGTTACCGGTATCGGTGCCGGCGGATCTATATCCGGAGTTAACTTCACAAATGCTGCTGCTAATCGTGGTAGTTTTGAAGCATTACCTGGTGCAAAAATTGTTGCAACTGGCGGCTCTGGTACTGGCGCTGAAATTACAGTTACATTCCGTGCTAAATCAGTAACAGTTATTCCTGGTTCAGGTTATACAACAACTGTTCCGACTGCTGCAGCATCTGGTGGCAGTGTAGTACTAGGTACTGTTGTTATGACATCACCTACTAACAACACAGCAACATCTGGTTCAGGGTTTAACCCAGATTCTGCTATTATTGCTTATGCATATACCGGATCCGGTGTTAAACAAGCAGATATCGTTAAACAAGTTTCAAAAGATCGTTATAAAGTTAACACATCTGATACAACAGGAGTATCTCCAATTGTTCCAGTAATTGCTAAATTAAAAACTGACGGCGCAGCTGCTCAACTTGGCGAAATGACTATCAAAGCAACTGATAGTTTAACTAAAACTTATTATATTCAAAAATTAACTGCACATAAAGCAGTTATTGTCCCTTACGGTACAAACGGTCATGAATTTCCATTAATTAATGGAGTAGCTCAACAAGTGCCATGGTCATTTAGTACTGCAGTTACAGGCACAGTACAGATTGAAAACGGTTAATAGTAAACAAGTGAGGGCCGCAAGGCCCTCCTTTTAAGGAATATAAATGACAAGAATAGTAAATGTTGATCAAGGTGATTATGTAATAAAAGTACAACCCGGAAATCACATCGTATTAAAAGGCAATGTAGATGTTAAAGGTTCTCAAACGACTGTTAATTCTACAGATACTACTATTTCAGATAATATTTTTACATTAAACACTGGTGAGATAGGTCCAGGTATTAACGTTCCTATTAAACTTGGGATATCTGGAATTGCGATTGATAGAGGTACAATTAGCAGCCAATCTGCTTCTGCACAATTTCTGTTTAGTGAAACTGACGAATACTATAATGCTGGTACTTCATCACGCTCAGCTGGCTCATTTTTACTAAGAACTACTAATGGCGATATTAATACATTATCAAACTTAAAATTAAACTCTGCTGAACTTAGGGCAATTTCAAATAACGGCACTAACTCACTTGAATTTGATTTAAGAAATAGTAACGCAGTAATTAATATTGTTAATTCAACGTATAATGGTGAAGAATATCAAACTCGAGTTACCGACGAGTCATTAGTTACTAAAAAATATGTAACATCTTATATTACTTCTGGTACTATAACAGTTGGTATGGCAGATGTTGATAAACTATATAAACGAGATGTAGATGATAACGAAGCATCAAAAGTTTTAGCTACACTAACTTCAATAGAGATGTCTATAGGTGCAACAAAAATTGCTACAGTGACATCTACAGGATTGAATGTTAATACTATTAAACCGTATACTGGTACGACAGTTAATATTGATTCAATCTTATCGTTAACTGATCAAACTTCAAGCCCGTCTTCAATCTCAGGTAAAACACAAATATACTCAAAAACTACTGAAGGCCCAGGTAGAAGTGGAATATTTTTCAAAAGTGCAGTATCTGATGACGAACTAGTGGCTAAAAATAGAGCAGTACTTTTAAGTATGCTTTTTTAAAGGATAACATATGGCAATTTCAAATTCTACAATTGGTACAAGCAACACTCTAATATATGATAGCGTTAATAGCAATGCTATTACAACTATTATTGTGTGTAATACCGCACCATTTAACGCAAATAGTCCCAATGATGGACAAACAAACTTATATTTGTATGCAGTTCCATCAGTTGAAGTTTCCGGAACGTTAACACAACTCAAACATACAATTGTAAATGGTTTGCCTATTCCTGCAGGCGAAACTGTTTCATTTGATCAAGAAAAAATTGTATTAGCTAATGGCGATAGACTTATTGCAAAAAGCGATAGTCCCGCTAACTTAGTGATAACTTTAAGCACATTGGTAGTATAACATGAGATATTTACGTAAGCAAGTTTTAAATCGTAGAGCACCATGGGATCAACGTTTAACTGTTGACGCGTTAAATGCAGTAGTTATGACTACTACTAATAACCTAACATTGCCTACTGGTACAACTTTAGAACGTCCAGTATCACCAAAAAACGGTATGATACGATACAATACGACTACTAATGAAATTGAAGTGTATCAAGCAAGCGTATGGCGCAGCTTAAGATTTAAAGAATCAACTGGTATTACACAACAAAATTTAGGGTCAGGTGACAGTCAAAATGTATTTTTTGGCCCGTTAAATCCGGCACCTCCATCTGTTGTACAAAGTGGTGCAACATGGGGAGCACAAAATCTTTTAGTAATAGTTGAATCAGTAATTCAAATTGCAACTACAAACTATACAGTTGTTCAAGATCCTGTAATCCCATCTGAGATTTATATTGGACACACTACTATAGATAATTCAAGTGGTTCAACAGTAATTTCATTTAACTCTCACATAATAGCAAATTCAGCAACTGGAAACGGAACACGAGCTACTATTACGTTTGATACACTACCTAATCCTCCATTTGCGGTAGGATCAATTATTATTGTTTCTGGATTTAGACCAACTGGCTATAACGGAACTTATACAGTTAGAGAATGTACAACGTCTACTGTTAAGTATGATAATATTACTACTGATAATGCAACTGTATCAGGTGATGCAGCGTCATCTACTGCAATTTATCCTGCAGTTGACATAACAAATGCAGTAGTATCTGGAAATGTAAATATAGTTAACAATACACGAGTGCAGAGTTATATAACTCATCCAATTACTAATGCGTTAATCAGCATTACTGTAAACACTGCAATAACTGCTATCATAGCACTCAATTCTGCAATTACTATTACTGATATAAGTGAAGTAAACCCAGGATATTATTTAAAATTTGGATCTCCAGTACCGTACGGAAAACCGGTAACTGTGTTGCATGGGTTCGATAAGTAAAAATTAAAATAGGAAAACCGTATTAACGGTATAAGGAGATAACATGGCTGTTGGGAATATTTCAGGACCACTTTTAACTGCAAATTTACTGCGGAATGGCAAGGATCTAGCATTTGAAACTGATCTGTTATTCTTAAATGTGTCTGACCCTAATCCTCAAAATTTTAAAGTTGGTATTGGAACTAGCAACCCATCATACTTACTAGACATTTCTGGTATAACAAGATCGACAAACATTAAAAGTACAGAAGTTGACATAGGTAACATTAATGTTAAACTTAATACTATTTCATCTAGTATTGGTGATTTAACAATTCAAACTCCGGCAAATGGTAAATTAACCATTTCTACAGATATTGAAAGCACCTACAATTTAACAGTGTCGGGTTCTACATCTTTCAACTCTGCTGCTAATAAAAATCAATCGTTTACTACATCCGGTACTGGTACTACTACTATATCGTCTGGTGCACTCGGTACAATTAATAATTTATCAATCGGTAATACATCTCCGTCAACTGGTAATTTTACATTAATAACTGTTGGAACTGAAGCAACAACAACTAGATTTCCAAATGCAAAAATTATAATTTCAGATACTGCGCAAGGAATTCAACAGAACGAAACACATAATATTGGGTTATTAGCTGAAGCAACTGCTGGTGCAACTAATGTTTATGGCGTCGGTATATATGGCGTTGCTTACACTTCAAGTACTACACAATCTAGAGGCGTTGTCGGTGAAGCACATGTTGCCGATACAAGTAATACTCAATCTGCAATTGGCGTATTAGGATACTCTCAAGATCCTCATACCGGAGGAGCAAATATTGGTTTATATGCTCGCGCAGAGAACGGAGCATCTAACTATGCATTGTATATGGCTGCTGGAAATATTAAAAATCAAGCAGCGCAAACTTGGGAACTTGGTGGAAACTTAACGTTCTCTGGAAACTACAGTATTACAATTCCTACGTTAGCGTTAACTAATCCATTGCCTGTTACTTCAGGCGGTACTGGAGTTACAACAAGTACTGGTACTACACATGCAGTATTATCAAATAATCCAGTACTAGTTGCACCAACCTTAGGAGATGCAACTGCTACTACGATAAACAAAGTAATTATATCGAGTGTTATTAATACAGCATCTCTAACTCTTGCAGATAATTCTTCATTAACTACCGTTGGCTCTAATACATTATCAATAACAACAACTGGCAACACTAGCGTAACATTGCCAACTACTGGGTTGTTAGTTAATAATGCCGAAACTACATTATCGTCATTATCAAGTGTTGGAACTATTACAACTGGTACATGGTCTGGTTTGTTTGGTAGCGTAACTGGTGCAAACTTAACTAATTTAACTGCTGCAAATTTAACTGGTACTATACCATCTAACGTATTAGGTAACTCATCAATCTACCTTGGTTCAACACAAATTGCTCTTAATCGAGCATCTTCAGGGTTAACACTTGCTGATGTGCATTTTGGTACAACTGATGTATCGACATCGTTTACTATTCCAGTTGGCACTACATCAACTCGCCCAGCAACTCCTGATGCCGGTAACATTCGTTACAATACCGATACAAATAATTACGAAGGATACAATGGAAACAGCTGGAATAAAGTTGGATCAGGATTAACGCCAACTCCATTAAAAACATCGTTGTATAACTCAACAGAAGCGCAACTAGTTAGATGTAATTCACAAGGTGGTTCATTTTCTATAAATTTACCAGTAGATCCAGTTGACGGATGTATTGTCGGAATTATTGATGCTACTGGGTATTTTAATGTACATCCTGTGTCAGTAATACCATCATTAAATACTACAGTTGAGTACGACGCTACTTCGGTAATTTTAGATGTTGTTGGCGCGTATGTAACATTTATATATGTTGAGTTTGAATCAAATTGGAAAATACAAGAAACTCCAAACATGTTATCGGATTATCACCTAGCGATAGCAAGTACTACATCTGCAGGCGCAGTCCGGGTAGACGGTAACACTATTATTATTAACAGTCAAGGGGTAATTAGCGCAGTAACTTCTGGAACTACAACCGGTGCAGTTCTTTCTGTAATTGGTTCTAGTCCGATTATATCTAGTGGAGGTACAACTCCTACTATAAGCATTCAACAAGCATCTGCAGTTCAACACGGATATTTAAGTTCAACTGATTGGAACACATTTAACAGCAAATTAAGTTCTGTACCAATTGCATCTCCATATACGTTAGGTGGAATTAAAGTAGGTGTAGGTTTAACCATTGATTCAAATGGTATATTAAGTTCTACAGGTGCAGTAGTTGTTCCGACCGCTTCAGCAAGTACGGTTGGCGGCATTAGAGTAGGGACAGGATTATCAATTGATGCAAACAGTATTTTAAATACTGATGACTTTGTAAGATCGGTAATTGCAACATTACCGTTAGTAACATCAAGCGGATCTGACCCAATTATTAGCATTTTAAAATCGTCAGCATCGGTTAATGGATATTTAAGTTCAGTTGATTGGAATACGTTTAATAACAAATTAAGTTCTGTACCAATGGCATCGGCAAACGTGTTAGGCGGTGTTAAAATTGGTAGCGGATTATCGATTGATAACTTTGGTATTCTTAGTGCAACATCGGCTTATACATTACCGATTGCATCAGACATAACACTAGGTGGTGTGCGTATTGACGGTACTACAATTACTATTAACCAATCAGGTGCTATTTCAAGTTACGGCAAATTAGTATTACAAGTATTTTCTTCAAGTGAAGAAATTCATGCATTAACAATTGATGCTGATATTCCAGGGCCAACGAATCAATTAGTACTTGATATTGATGAAAGCATTATTTTTACTGGATTAATTATTGCAAAAGAACAAGCATCGGCTAACGTAGCAACTTATACTATTAGATGTACTGCAGTAAACAACAACGGTACCATTTCAATTGTATCGTCATTAATTACAAATATCGATAACACAATTGGCTTAGCAATTGCACCAACTCTGTCAGTAGACTCAACAAATAATGCAATTAAACTATCTTCCGGTGCAAAAATCTTAACTAATATTAAATGGACTGCAATTCTTGATCTAGCTACTGCTACCTTTACATAGCTACCCGCTTACTGATAAATACTTTTAATTATATAAAGGATTTATAAATGTCAATTACCCTTTCGAATTTACTAAAAAGTGGAATACTAGCAGTTGAAGTTGGCGGCACAGGTACATCAACTTCAACTGGATCAGGCAATCTTGTTTTATCAACTAGTCCAAATATTGAAACATCTTTAACAACTAATAGTACTAGTTTTGATTTAATCAACAATGCTGCAACTACTGTAAATTTTGCAGGTGCGGCAGAAACATTAAACATTGCCGGTGCAGCCACTGCAATTAACATAGGAAATACATCCGGGGCAACTGTTATTAAACATGACCTTGCAGTGTATGGAAATTTAACAGTAAATGGTGTTACTACTACTATTAATTCAACAACACTATCAGTTGATGACAAAAATATCGAGTTAGGCTCTATATTTGGCGCAACTAATATAACTGCAAATACCGGTGGCATTACGTTAAAAGGCGGCACTGACGGTGATAAAACATTATTATGGGATATTAATACCGGTGCATGGATTAGTAACGTACCGTTTATTGCTAGCAGTATTCAAAATACGCCAATCGGTTCAACAACTGCCAGCTCTGGTAAATTTACATCATTAGATGTTCAAAATAATGGTAGTATTACATTATCAGAATTATCGTCAAATGGTACAAATACTATAACTATTAAAGCTCCAACAAATATTGAAAGCAGCTATAATTTAGAATTACCCGATGGGTTAGGCGATATTGGACAACTGCTATCAGTTAACGAAGTTGGGAAAATGTATTTTATTGATTCCGATCAAGGCGGTAATCGAATATTTGTATCTGCAGAAAAAGGCGATGACGCAAACAACGGTGTGTCTAGTCCAGTTAAAACTATTAAAAGAGCATGTCAATTAGCATCTGCAATGGTGTATACATCTGCTAAAGTTGTTAACAATGTGCGAATTGCTATTAATTTAGCTCCAGGTGATTATAAAGAAGACAATCCTATAATTATACCTGACAATGTTACTATTACTGGCGATAGTTTAAGATCATGTATTGTTCGACCACTTAATCCAAACGTTGATTTTTTTAGAGTTAGAAACGGGTGTTACTTAACAGGTTTTACTTTTAGAGATGCATTAAACAATGCAGGTGTCCCGTCGTTTACATGGGACTATGCAATTGCATTTGACGATGTTGAGGATACTACAACTTCTAGAGTTGGGTATACTTACCTACCAACATCAAAATCAATAATGACATTATCGCCATATATACAAACTGTTTCAATACTTAGCTTCTTAGGCGGTAATGGCGCGTTAGTAGACGGCAACAAAGTTTCATCACCAAACGTACCAAAAAACATTGTTGAGGTTGAAGTTGATCCTGAAGGTATTGCACCTGTTCAAGGTAAATCAATGATTGCTAGTGCGTTTACAATGATTAGCTTTGGCGGTACAGGATGGCGCATAATTAACGGTGCGTATGTTCAGTTAGTATCATGTTTCCAACTTTTTTTGTTAAACGGTGTTTATACACAAAGTGGTGGATACGCATCTATTACTAACTCGGCTACTAACTTTGGTAAGTACGCATTAAGATCGTCTGGTTATTCTCCAGTTGCGTACATGTATGACAGAGGTGTAATTGCTAAAGTTGGAGCAGTTGGAAGCATAAGCAATCTTACTGCAATTGGTTTATTAAGACCAAATGGACCAGTTGAACAATTTGTAATTCGAATCCGCAATAACAATGAACTTGTGTATAAAGTAGAAACATGCCAGCGTGATATTGGATTTATTATTGATGCAATAGGCTACGATATGATGTTTGGATCTAATTTTAGATCACGAACTGCTGCAATTACTTATTTTTCAGCACAAGCATCGTTGATATTAGGCGTTCAAAAAACTGCTACTTTAGATGCATTTAATTATTTAAAAACCTATTTAGTTAACAATATCGGTGGAGACCCTGTTGCAGTTGCATCAGTTAGTAGTAATATGGATATTATTATTAACTTAATTATTTACGGCTCTATTGATCCAACTACTAAACTTATTTCACCGCTGCCTACTGCAATTATGCCAACTCCTACAAACTTAGCACCTGGATTTGCAAACGCAGCTAGACTTGTTGCCTTAAATAGATCATTCTTACAAACTGAAATTACATCGTATGTAAGTTCTGCATATTCAACATTGTGGAATAGCTTAACTCTTGTACAACGTAACCAGTGCAGTCGAGATGTAGGATACATTGTTGATGCATTACAATACGATTTATTAACTGGTGGAAATTTAGAAACTATTGTTGTTTCTAGAATGTATTACACCTTTGGAACATTTGTTGAACCGGCTAACCAAAAGACTGCAGCGTTAGCTGCACAAACTCGTTTAAAAAATATCATTGAATTTATTATTACAAATGATGATAATGTTTCTAGTTGGACAAGATCAACCGGTAATACTGCTACTCAACAGATTGACGGTCAAGCCGGATCTACTGAATCAGTTAGTTTTGCCAAAGACAGAATTCAAGAAATTTATACATCAATTAACTCGGGGTTAGAACCAATAGTTATATCTCCAAACACATCATGGGTAAGTAACACTAATCTAGTATCGCAATATAATTTGCTAGTGGTAGATAAAGCTGCGATTGCGGGGTTTGTAACTGAATACATTAATATAAACTATAATGGTAATGATGAAACTTCTAATTTTAAAGTTCAATCTGCAAGTTATTTGTCTGTACAATTTGATGCTGCTACTGCGGTTACTACGTCGGCTGATGCAATACCAAACACGTTTACTACTAGCACCCCTCACGGTTTTACAAACGGTACATCAGTAACATATACAAGTAACGGTAATATTCCACTTGGTGGATTATTTACAGGTAGTGATTATTATATTGTTTATGTATCTGACACACAGTTTGAATTAGCACAAGATAACTCGTTAGCAATTATAGTTAAAATTAATACAATCGGAACAGGCATTCATGGGTTTGTTAAACATGATTATGAAATGGTAGTAGGCACATTATCAGATTCTCATAACAAATATCAAACTCTTACATTAACTTCAAATACGTTTACATTTACAGCTGGCCAAGCAATTGAAGGTATAACATCAGGCAGTGCAAACCGAGCGTATGTATACAAATATACTGCACCTAATACATTAATAGTTAGTATTGATAAAGTTCCAGTTAACGGTACAGAAATACGAAATTTATTCTCAAGTTCTTCTCTTATTACAAAAGCAGGGTCAACTCTTATTAGTGTTGCAGTTAACGCAATAGTTAATCGATCCGATCTGTATACTGGTACATTTGCTGTTGTTCCGACATTAATCGGCGGCGCGTTAGATAATATTAGTTCATTACCTGGCAAAAAGATTTTCTTCCATAGACCAAGTATTGTTAACTCATCTGGTCACACTTGGGAGTATTCAGGTTCAGGTATCGACTATAACGCATTACCTGAAAACGGAGGACAAACTGATGTAGCAACAGAACAAGTTGCAGAAGGAACTGGTCGAGTTTATTCATCAGGAACTAACGAACTTGGTGACTTTAAAGTCGGTGACTTTATTACTGCATATAACAGAACCGGTAACATTGTTTTCAAAAACACTGTTACAGTAAGTGAGTTATCGGTATTAAAATTGTCGTTTAGTGATATCCAAATTAACTCAATTAGTAACGATCCAGGTTTAGGTGAAAACGAAGTCGGCGGCGCATCTGATAACAATATTACTACACAGTTAGCAATTTGGTCTTATTTACAAGACAGACTTGGAAACTTTATTGATAAGAGCGTTAGTACAAACGCGATCCCCGGCGCAATGGTTCAATTGAACTCAGTAGGTCAACTTAACAGCGATTTAATACCAACACAACGAGCAGTATCGTCTGTTATAACATACGGGTACATGTCAAGGTTATCTGCAGTTGACAACATTCCTGCAATTGACTTTTTAGCAGGTGACTCAAGTTCAGAAGAATTTCAAACAGTAACGTTAACTTTAAACTTACCAATTACTGCAGCTGACGGAGCAACTATTGTCCAATTAACCTCAGGGGCAACTGGTATTTTAAAAGGTAGTGTTACTAATACGACTAATATTTTAGTTGCTAGTACATATGAAACATTTGCAATATCTTTTGATACTAACGCTTTACATACGTTAACGATTGCAGGAGATGCAACACCAAGTACAACAAACACTGCAGTGTATTGTTCATCAGTTAGTGCAACAGCAAAGGTTACTGATAACCATATTTTAAGATCATCAACTGCAAGTCAGTATGTAGTTATACCAACTGGCATTACTTATTCTTACACTATTTGTTCGATTGCATCAATATTACGATTTAATAACGTAGTATATGTTACTACTAATGAAGTACACGATTTAACTGCAGTTTCTCAAGTTGCAACTACTTCAACTAATGTTGAATATAATGGAACTTCATATCCAACTGTTATTTCTAGTACACGATTTATGTATACAAATAGTGGAGCATCAACTACGTATGCAGCATATAGCGCATCAGTAACTGGAACAATTGATGCAGCAACCTCGTCACTTAATACAACCGGTAGTATTCCACAATCTAGTTTAACAGGTACTATTCATGTAGGCGATTATGTGTTTGGAGGAGGTTTACCGTTAGGTTCTGTTATTAGTGCAGTTAATATGTCAGTTGATCCTAGGACATTTACTGTAACATTCCCAGAAAGTACATCAATTGCCGGAACTACATCTGCTACATTAACTTTCATAACACCAGTTACTACTACAGGTACAGTTCGATCTATTGTAACTGCAGTAAACAACCATTCGCAAGGTGAAGTAACTGAAGTACGGTATGGAGTGTTAACATCAGTTAATAACTCTACTATTATTAATGGCAGCGGTTATACGTCAGGTGTTTACACTAATGTTCCGTTAGTTTCGTCAACAGGCACTGGATCAGGTGCGTATGCAAATATTACAGTTACGTTAGGATTAGTAACTACAGTTGACTTAATACGTGGTGGTACGGGATACACAACAGGCGATATTTTAACTGCGTTAAACATGTACTTAGGTGGTACAGGTAGCTTGTTTAGTATTACTGCACTTAGTTTTGAAAATAGATTGTATGTTAATCTTATTTCAGGTAGTTCGTTCTTTGGATCAGCAGGATCACCAGATTTCATTAATGATAATTTAAGTAGTATTCATACAATTACATTATCAGAAATAACTGCGTATGCGTTTAATGCAGATTTAATTAGCAACGGTGGCGGTGTTGACTATTCATTAAATCGAATAACTATTGTAAATCACGGGTTTGCTAATGGTGATCCTGTCATATACGATTCATCTGTAAATATTCCAATTGGTGGTTTGCAATCGATATCATATTATATTAAACGAATTTCAGCTGATGTAATTGAATTACATCATGATTACTCGTTAAACAATATAGTTAGTTTTAATAATGGTAGTTCTACAGGTGCGCATTATCTTAAAATTCATGCAGCTAACTTAGACAATGATCGATTATATGTAAATGGTCACGGATTAGTATCAGGTGATGCAATTACATTAGCAGGACCAACGTTATTTTATAATAACGGTGTACGAGTTGCTGATAGATCAACATTTTTTGTAGGGTCAGTTACTGCAAACTCATTTACATTACATTCATTCCGTACTGACGCTATTATAAGTATAAATGGCGCAACTATTACTGCAGTGAATATTACATCGAAAGGTTCGGGATCATGTTCAGTATTACACGATCGTGTTAACATTATTGGATTTGTAAACACTAGTAGTCGTAATGAAACAAGTTGGGGTTTAATATCAACATCTAGTCTTGATGCATCAAACATTGTTTCCGGTGTGTTACCTACTTCTCGATTAGCGTCGGCAGGTGCTGCAAATAGTGAAACGTTTTTACGAGGTGATTCAACATGGTCAACTGCAGTAATTAGTATTCAATCTACTAATCCTGCATTATCAATTGTTGGGTCTGGGACTAGTGCTAAATATGGTGAGTTAATTGTTGATATAAATAGTGTTAATAAGACAGGCGGAACTGGAAATTATTCAACATTAGGTGTTGCAAGTTTTAATACCTTGCAATTTTCAGTAGGTGCCGGTGATAGTTTAAGTGCCGGTCAGGTACTGATTAAATCAGGTGTTATTGATGCAGGGTCAATTGACGGTCTTGATTCAACATACTTATTAAATCCTGATAACTTAGATAAAGCAGTACCAATATCAAAAGGCGGAACTGGAACTTCGGCGTACACTGCAGGTGATATATTGTATGCTAGTGACGCATCTACTTTAACAAAATTAGCAATTGGATCAGCCGGAACTGTTCTTTCAGTAAGCGGAGGCATTCCGACTTGGGCTAACACAATATCAGCGTCACACGGCGGCACAGGTTTAACTACTCCTGGAGCAGCTGGGAATATTTTAACGTCAACTGGCACCGGATGGGTAAGTGCTCCAGTTGATACGCTTGCACAATTACACGCATACAGATTAGCATACACAGGAATATAATATGGCAAAAACTTTTACAGCACCGTTTGCACAAACGGTAAACAATTCAAACATTGTATTAACAACTGCAACAGGCGGAATTACATCTGATACAGTAACTAACTTAGGATTAATTTTTACTGCAGGTGCAGAAGGGTCATTAGTTACTACAATTACTGCTATTCCACGAGCAACGATTGCTGCAACTGTAGTTTACTTGTTTATTGCATCAGACGGCACCGGTGCTGTTGCAAGATTACTTGATTCTATATTATTACCAGCACAAACGTTAAGTACTTCTTCAGCAGTTAACTTATCAACATTTACAAATTATACAGAAGACTATCCATTGAGATTAAAAGCTAATGACAGATTATATGCAGCGATTAGTGTAACTGCAGCATCTGGGGTAGTAATTACAGCTCGCGGGATGGACTACTAATGCGACCAAATCTACCGTCTTTAAAAGACGCTACCCATAAAATACTTTATTTTACTAAAGATCTTACGATTAACGGTATTACTGTAGGTAGAGGTGCAGGTAATATATCGTTAGCTGCTGGAGCAAACGTAGCAGTTGGTTGGAAATCGCTTAAATCAAATGTAAGCGGTACTTATAATGTTGCAGTTGGACCAAACACCCTCGATGTAAATACCGACGGCCATGATAATGTTGCAATAGGACCATATGCGTTACATGCAAATATAATCGGTAATTATAATACTGCAGTTGGTTCACAGTCGTTAGGAAAATCAACTGCTGTAAACAATAATGCGTTTGGTTACGGCTCATTAGTATTTACTACTACTGGTAGTGATAATGCAGCATTTGGTACATCAACAATGTATAATAATGTTGATGGAAGTTATAATTCTAGTTACGGTGTTGCTGCATTACAATCAAACACTAGCGGAACTAATAATACTGCATTAGGTTATCGAGCAGGATACGGCGATTCTGTACACACTACTGCAAATACTACTGGATCAAATAACATTTACGTAGGTAGTGGAACTATTGGGTCAGCTACTAGTAACACTTACGAAGTTGTAATTGGTGCTAATGCAATTGGATTAGGTTCAAATACAACTGTACTTGGCACTAGCGGTACAACTACTGCAACTACAATTTATGGATCGTTATCTATACCAACTGCAACTGATGCATCATCAAGCACAGTAGGTGCATTAATGGTTGCAGGTGGTGCTGCTATTGCTAAAAAATTATATGTTGGTACTGATTTAACAGTTGGTGCTACTACAACTATTAGTTCAACAACTGATGCAACTAACAGTACAACTGGCGGAGCATTAACAGTTGTTGGTGGTGCTGCTATTGCTAAAAAATTATATGTTGGTACTGATTTAACAGTTGGTGCTACTACAACTATTAGTTCAACAACTGATGCAACTAACAGCACTACAGGCGGCGCATTAACTGTTGCAGGCGGTGCTGCTATTGCTAAAAAAGTTTATATTGGTGATACGTTGACAGTAACATCTACTGCTACTGTTAGTTCAACAACTGATGCATCCTCAAGTACAGCAGGTGCATTAATGGTTGTTGGTGGTGCTGCTATTGCTAAAAAAGTAAATATTGGCACTGATTTAACAGTTGGCGCTACTACAACTATTAGTTCAACAACTGATGCAACTAACAGCACTACAGGCGGCGCATTAACTGTTGCAGGCGGTGCTGCTATTGCTAAAAAAGTTTATATTGGTGATACGTTGACAGTAACATCTACTGCTACTGTTAGTTCAACAACTGATGCATCCTCAAGTACAGCAGGTGCATTAATGGTTGTTGGTGGTGCTGCTATTGCTAAAAAAGTAAATATTGGCACTGATTTAACAGTTGGCGCTACTACAACTATTAGTTCAACAACTGATGCAACTAACAGCACTACAGGCGGCGCATTAACCGTCGCAGGCGGAGCTGCTATTGCTAAAAAATTATATGTTGGTGACACGTTAACAGTGACATCTACTGCTACTGTTAGTTCAACAACTGATGCATCCTCAAGCACAGTAGGTGCATTAATGGTTGCAGGCGGAGCTGCTATTGCTAAAAAATTATATGTTGGGTCAGATACTATTATTACTGGAAATTTAACAGTTAACGGTATTACTACAACTATGAATTCATCAACACTAACAGTTGATGACAAAAATATTGAACTAGGATCAGTTGCTACAGTTTCTCCAACTGGGAATGTGTCAGCTGGATCAGCGGTAGTTACAAATTTATCAAGTACCGTTAACATTATTGTTGGTTCTTCTGTAACAAGTCTTACAGGAAGCGCATCGGTAACACTTCCTGCAAGTACAACTGTGTTAACAATTGACAGCGCAACTCAAATTACGTTAAGTGCTGTACTTACTGGTACAGGAACAGCAACCGGTGCAACTATAGTAATTGGTAATGCAACTGATACTACTGCTAGCGGCGGTGGTATAACATTATTAGGCGCATCAAATAAAACAATTTTATGGTCAGCAATTGGATCTGTTGGTTCTACAAACACTGGTTATTGGAATTTATCCGACAGTATTAATATTGCAGGCGCTTCGTTAAACTATTATATCAACAATATTGCAGTATTAACACCAAGTATTGTATTAGGTTCTGCGTCATCAATTACTGTCGGTGGCTCAACTACTACAGGTGTTACTATTGGCACTAATACTTCATCTGTACTTACAACAACACTTGGCGGCGCAGTTTCTGGAAATACATTAAAATTATCTAGCACTCCTGCAGGAACTATAAATTTAACTACTGATGTAACTACTGGAATTGCTAATATTTTTACTAGTGTTACTGGAACATTTAATATAGGTGCAGCAGGTGCAAGTGTTAATATTGGAGCAACTAGCGCAAATAGTACATTAACAATTAATAGTAACGGCTCAGCCGGTATTGTTACTATTGCAACATCAACCGGTGTTACTACTGCAAACGTATTCAACACAATTGCAACTACTGGT